TAAATATCAACCAATGGGCATTGTCCATGGTGGTGAATATGTCATGACGAAAGAAACCACCTCCCGTCTTGGCGTGCCGTTGCTTAACGCCTTGAACTACGGTAAAAACGCCTTATTGGCGACAGGATTGAGCATGAGCGTGGCAACTGCTGCGCCAATTCAGGTAGATAACCGACCAGCGCTTGCTGCACATCCTGTCGCGGCACAATCCGTTGCACAACCCATGGCGGTGAACATCACCATCAACGCCGCACCGGGGCAAGATGAACGCACCATCGCCCGCATGGTTTCACAAGAAATGCAACGCATCCAAAATCAACGACAGGCAAGACAACGTAGCAGTATGCGCGACAGAGAGTAACAAAAGGGCGAAAGCCCTTTTTTGTTGCGCCCAATTCCACACATTTTCATACTCGCACTTTCTCTCCACATCGCCAAAAATACGGATTATTTAACCCGTAAGGCTACCTATGTCCGCAGAAATAAACCGCCGAATTGATAACCTCATTCGCTTTGGCTTAATTGCCGAAGTAGACCATGCCAATGCCAAAGCGCGGGTAAAGTGCGGTCAAATTCTCACGAGTTTTTTGCCCTTTATTACGTTGCGCGCCGGTACAACAAAAACATGGTCACCACCTACAGTTGGCGAACAATGTGTCATTTTGGCTTCGAGTGGTGAGCTCACCACTGCCTGCATTTTAGTGGGACTATACACCCAAAACAGCCCAAGTCATTCGCCGGATGTGCATGTCATCGAATTTGCCGATGGCGCAAAAATTGAATACAACCAAGCCACCGGACGATTAAACATCGTCGGCATTAAATCCGCCTTTATCAACGCAAGCAACCAAATCGAAATTTTTTGCCCGATGGTGAAAATCAAAGGTGATGTAAAAATCGAAGGCAGCGTGACAAGTACTGGCGACATGATAGCCGGTGGCATCAGCCAAATTAACCATAAACACGGTGGCGTACAAGGTGGCCCAAGTAAAACAGGAATACCAGAATAATGAATCGATACACTGGCGAAACATTAAAAAACGAAACCGCACATATTAAACAATCCATTGCGGACATTCTTCTCACACCTATCGGTTCGCGTATTCAACGCCGCGACTATGGAAGTCGCATTCCGGAACTGATAGACCGCCCAATGAACCACGCTTTATTGTTACAACTTGCTGCTGCCTCTGTCATGGCATTAACCAAGTGGGAACCGCGCATTCAAATAAGCAAATTTCAGCCGCGCATCAGCGAAAACGGCATTGTCTGCACCATCGTGGCTCGTAAACGAAATAACAATCAAAACGTGAATTTTGATGATTTATTCTTAGGTGGAAAACAATGAGTGAATTAGTAGATCTCTCCAAACTGGAACCGCCCAAAGTCTTAGAAGATTTAGATTTTGAAACTTTGCTTGCAGAACGCAAAACGGCGTTTATCAATCTCTTTAACGAAGATGAACGCCCCTTTTGGCAGGCTAGACTTGCCTTGGAAAGTGAACCCATCACCAAACTGCTGCAGGAAGTGGTTTACCTGCAATTATTGGAGCGTAATCGCATTAACAATGCTGCTCAAGCCACTATGTTGGCATACGCCACCGGCACGGATTTAGACGTTATCGCCGCCAATTACAACGTGCAACGCCAACTAATCCAAGCTGCAGATAACACCAAAACGCCCAAAGTGCCGGCAATTTATGAAGATGACACCGCATTGCGAGTTCGAACCCAATTAGCATTTGAAGGGTTGTCTGTGGCGGGGCCGCGCAGTGCCTATGTATTTCATGCGCTGTCCGCTCATCCTGAAGTGTCGGATGTGTCTGTGGTATCGCCACAACCTGCGCATGTTACTGTCACTATATTAAGCCGCATCGGGCAAGGCAGCGCATCTGAAACCGTTTTACAAGCCGTGCGTGAACGATTAAATGATGACAACATCCGCCCAATCGGTGATCGTGTTACCGTCCAAAGTGCGACTATCCATAATTACACCATCCACGCCAAACTGCATTTATACCGTGGGCCGGAATACGAACCCATCAAAGCGGAAGCATTGAAAAAACTTACGGCATACACTGAAGAAAAACGCCGATTAGGGCGAGACATCAGCTTATCAGGCATCTATGCCGCCTTGCATCTGGAAGGCGTGCAACGTGTGGAACTGCTTGCGCCAACAGCCGACATCGTATTGCCGAATAACAAATCTGCCTATTGCACAAACATTCAAGTTGAGGTGGTGACAAGCGATGATTTCTAGTCACTTATTGCCCCTCGGCTCAACCCCATTGGAAAAACACGCGGCGGAAATCCTAAAAAGTGCGGTAGAAAATCCGGTCATTATTGCGGACCTAATCAACCCGGAACGTTGCCCTCCGCAATTGCTTGCCTACTTGGCGTGGGCGTTTTCCGTTGACAAATGGGACGAGAATTGGACGGATGAAGTTAAGCGTATCGCCATTAAACAGGCTTTCTTTGTGCATAAACACAAAGGTACTATCGCTGCAGTAAAACGCGTTGTGGAGCCAATCGGCTATCTTGTGGAATTAAAAGAATGGTTTGCTATGCAACCGCAGGGCAAAGAAGGCACATTCAGCATCACCGTTGAAGTGTCGGAAACAGGATTAAATGAACAAACCTACAATGAACTTGTGCGCTTAATTAACGATGTGAAACCCGTTTCGCGCCACCTGATACAGCTTGCTATCGCCATTTCACCCACAGGCACACTAAACACCTTCATCGGACAACAAACGGGCGATATCCTCACGGTTTACCCAAACTAGTACTTGGAACAATTATGGCTAAATATATTTCTATTCTTACCGACTACGGAACACAAGCCCTTGCCAAAGCCTTGGCAAACAATCAACCCTTGCGATTAATGCAATTCGCCGTGGGCGATGGCAACGGGCAAGCCGTCACACCGAACGCCAACCTCACCGCCTTGGTCAACGAAAAACACCGTGCAAATGTCAGTGCAGTATCGATTGACCCTCGTAATAACAAACAAATCATTGTGGAACTCACCATTCCTGAAAATGTCGGTGGTTTCTTCGTGCGAGAAATGGGCGTGTTTGATGAACAAAACAAGCTCATTGCATACGCTAATACCCCGGAAAGCTATAAACCGACTTTAGAAAGCGGCAGCGGCAAAATTCAAGTATTGCGCATGGTACTAATGGTTAGCTCATCTAATGCTGTTACATTAAGCGTTGACAACAGTGTGATTTTCATCACACGAGGACAACTTACCCCACACACTATTACCGCAACTAGCGCCAACAGCTTTGACCAAAATGGACACAGTCATGCCATTGACAAAGCAAGTACAACAAATGCGGGTATTGTACAACTAACGGATGATACGGGACTTGATAGCGACAAACTAGGATTAACCGCTAGAGCCGGTAAGAAATTGGCTCAATGGATAGCAAATTTACAACTTGCGCTGAATAACTATATCCCACTTAACAAACGCTCATCAGCAGTAAACAGCAATAGCAATGAAAATGTGGCAACATCAGCTGCAGTTAAAACAGCTTACGATAAGGCCGTGAATGCTGAAAATCTTGCCAATACAAAATGGACAGCAAAACCGGCAACAGAAACAGAAGCAGGAATTCTGCCTATATCGCATAAAACTAATGGTACATCAAAAGAAAAATTTGCTAGTGAATATGCTGTTGGTGAAGCTACTAAAAAAGGATTGCAAGATAAAGCAGACCTTAATCATACACACCAAACATCAGACATTGTTGATTTTAATAGTAGCGTGACGGGGTTGATTAAAAATGTCGTGCGCAAAACGTATCAACAAACAAAACAACATAAAAAGAAAATAAAAATCCGAGTAAGAAAAGGGCCAAGTTACGTTTATGAAGACGGAGAAGAAACAATTAATATTCAAACCGAAGGGACTATGACAGTTTACCCAAACGGAAAAATTGAACAAATTATTGTCTTTCGTAATTTTTCGCCGACATGGTTTGGCGCAGAAACAAACGACAACGCGTTACACATCCCTGTGCAATTATGGTCATCTATGCCGAATAAAGTGGATTACGTCACTGTGTTTTTAAACAAGACAAAATCTGGCGCCCAATATGCAAGCGAAGCAGCGGAATGGATCTTAGGTTGGGCTGAAGATATACAAGAGCAAATCAAAGATAAAGTCACAATTCGAGCAATGCGTTGGACGGGCGGTGAAAATGAACCCGTAGATTTAATCATTAAAGTAGAGGGCTATTAAATATGTATTTGCTAAACATCATTGATAAAGACGGGCATTTTGAATTGATTGATAGCGATTTTATTGCGCTTTATAACGTTGACAAATCAACGCTCATTGAGCTGACGGACGCACAATATCAGCAATATTTAGCGATAAGCAGTGATGATATTACGTTTAAAGACGGGGCGTTTCATGCCCGCCCATTGCGCCCCTCTGAAGAACACGAGTGGGACGGTAAAGCGTGGGTGATTTCACCGACAAAAATGACCGCACTTTTGCAGGAACAGCGTGAAATCATCCGTACTAAAATCAATCAACTGCGCGATGAGAAAACTGCAGGTGGTGTGTATGTGGCAAGCATTGGTAAGTGGTTTGATTCCGATGATAAAGCTCGTGCTAATGTGATTGAGCTGAAAGCGGCATTTGATGTGTTGGGGGATGAAGTCGTGCCATGGACGACCTATGAAAATGATGTCGTTATGATGGATCACGAAAAAATGAAGGCGCTTTTCAAAGAATTGAAAGATTCCAAGTTGCACAATCACCAAACTGCGACACAACATAAACTGGCACTGGAACAGTCCACAGATCCATTAAACTATGATTATTCAACCGGATGGAGTAAAACCTATGCAGACCAAGAAAATTAAAACATGGGGCTATCATGTATTAATAGCGATTGACCAACTATTTAATGCAATCACAGGCGGTGGAGCAGATGAAACATTGTCTAGTCGTACCTATCGTCGCGCAGTATTAATCCAAAGTAAGCCGAAAAAGCGTTGGCGTGTGTTGCATAAAATTATCAATGGATTATTTTTTGACAAAAACCACTGCCGCACGGCATGGGAAAGCGAAATCAACCGCAAACAATATCCTGCCGACTTTCAATAATCATCAAAAGTGCGGTCGATTTTGACCGC